ACAATATCGCCTTCACGAAGGTCAATTGTGTCAGGATTCACATACCGCAAGCTAAAGGTTGCCTTGTCTCGCTTGAGATACACGGACTTGGCACCCGGATGCTTGTCGGGTCCATTCCGAATGTTTCCCATGAGTCGCTCACGATTGTAAGCAGACACTGTTTCAGGAAACGTCAGGTTGGTTGCAATTTCCTCAGGGACACCCAGCTCATCCAAATCAATGTTTGCATCAGGAGTGATGACCGAACGAGCAGAGAAATCCACTCGCTTACCCATCAAGTTGCCGCGAACACGACCGGTCTTGGTTCCAAACCTAGATTTCAAAGTCCTGAGAGGACGACCAGACCTTTGCTGAGAAGGAGCCATGCCCTTGATGTCATTATCCACGTAGGTTGCAACGTGATACTGCAGGAGAGCAGTATATTTGTCGACAATGTCTGCTGTTTCGCCCTTGTCAATCTTCTCGCGAACGCGGTGGTTTGCACCCACAATATCCACGAGCTTATGACTCAGGTCATCCTCCATCTTCTGCTGGTCATCCATCACAACAGAAGGGCGAACCGTCAGAGGAGGAACAGCAAGAACTGTGCAGAGCATCCACTCGGGACGAGAGAACTGAGCATCGAATCCAATGCGCTTGCAGTCCTCATTGGTGATTCGTGAGAATGCTCGCAAAACCATCTCCGGTTGAAGCTGGGTACGAATGGGTTCCTCGCCCTTGGTCTTGCCCACGACCTTGGCAATCTTGGTGAAGACAGCTGTTTCGCAGTAAGGACAAGCTGCTGGCCTTTTTCCCATATTGTCTCGAATCTCCTTGAAACGTGCGGCACCACTGCTCTTCATCGCATCCAGCTCTTCACTTGGAGTCAACGGCTTCGAGCAATTCAAACAAATGACGTTGCACAACTTTTCAATGGTATCAAAGAACTGGTAGAGATAGACGGGACGCGCCAACTCAATGTGACCAAAATGGCCAGGACAGAATTGGTTTGTCTGCTTACATGTCGGACACTCCTTGCCGTTCTCAATCACACCAAACCTAGAATCAAAGATTCCATTGGCAACAGGCTGATTGCTTTGATAGGTCTTGTCTGTAGTAACTTCGACTACACTGCGCTTCCGAATGTCTTCGGGGTTCGCAATGCCGAATTGAACGCCAGTAATTGTGTCACCCATAGTTAGTATTACTTATCCTTATGTGTATATTCTTCCGTTTTCATTTTTACCTTTCATTCTGCCAATTCAAGTGTTGTTGTCCAGAAATCTTCATCATCGATTAGTCGTCGAATGTGTTGAAGGTCAAATCCTGCATCTTCTAATTTTGCAAGCATCATGTCGAAATCTTCGCCACGACGTTGGGTAAATAGATTGTATTGACGAATACGAACATTTTCAATATGCCGAAGAATTGCACGTGCGAGTCGTTCTGTTGTATATCCATCTTTTTCTGATTCTTTCAGTTTCCGAACAATCGAAGCCCATTCATCTTGCAGTAAATACAAGTCAATGACACCCATTGTTACTCTAACATAAAATCCTCGAGACCATACATCCACATTGCACTGTTTTTCAATTTTGGCGATTTCTGTATGCGAGTCAATTCACGATGCAATCCATTCGGGTAATGAATTGGTCTCGGAGGTGGAATGAAGGTCTGAATGTGCCTCACGATATCCGCGGGAAAGAAGTACAACAGGACCTTCATTGTCCGTAGTAGTAGATATTAAAGTTGTATGTTCCCTGTTCATTTGGGACTACACGCAATGAGAAATTCCAGTTTCCAGGTGACGTATTCGATGAATTCACTTGTTGGACATGTGCGATAGCGGTTGAGGATGGTGCAGATACTGTTTCGTAGCCCTGAAGGAAGACACTTGTATACGAAAGAGGTAAGGATGATGATGTTAGCATGCTTGTGTTAACGTCGCTAGGAGTCACATTCAATCCCAAGGGAACAGTTACGGAATTGAGACGAACTGGTCCAGTATTTCCTAGAATGTTTGATGGAAGAGGTCCGGTGATTCCGGTCGGTCCGGTGGGTCCTTGCAGCCCTGTTGCACTTGGAAGCCCTGTGGGTCCAGTCCATCCGGTGGGTCCTTGCACTTGAATTCCAGTGGGTCCCGTAGTTCCTATCCCACCGGTGGGTCCTGTGGGTCCTGTGATTGAACTTTGATTTCCTCCATCGCCAAGCATTCCAGTTGCACCGATGGGTCCGGGAGTCGAGAATCCAGTGGGTCCGGTTGCTCCGGTGGCTCCGGTTGTTCCTGTCCGTCCAGTAGGTCCTGCGGCTCCTGTGTTTCCGGTATTTCCTGTCGCACCCGTCGGTCCTGTATTTCCTGTCGCACCGTTTGTTGCAGTTGGACCCGTAGGACCTACTTGACCTGTTGGTCCAGTAGTTCCGGTTGGTCCCGTTGTGCCATACGTAGATGTTTCTCCAGTTGGACCTGTTGAACCCGTAAAGAAGATTCCAGTTGCTCCTGTTTGTCCAGTGGGTCCTGTAGGTCCTTGGAGTCCGGTGGGTCCTGTATTTCCTCGTGTTCCGGTTCTTCCAATTGCACCAAATTCAAAATCTTCGCCGATTTCTCCGATGGGTCCTTGTGGTCCGGCTGGACCCATATCTCCCTGTGGGCCGACTGGACCTATTGTTGGTGTGCAGCTACAGGTCATATTTACGTTAATGTGTAATAAAAAACCCTACAGTTTCCACTTGTCGTGTCACTCAATGTAAATGCAGAGACGTTTGCTGTCCAATTCGGTGGATTCAAGTTTGTGAAAAAGACAGACGTTACAACGATATCGGAGTTGACAGATGTATTGTTTGAAAATCCATTCAACCAAATGGGTCTCGTTATGCTTACAGTTGTAGGAGCAGTAAATGTTGTATTCGATGATGTCGGACCTGTAATTGCAACATCAGAACTCAATAACGATGTCACCAACGAAGAACCTGTAGGTCCGGTAGGTCCCGTTGGGCCTGTTGTTCCAGTCGTTCCAGTCCATCCTGTTGGACCTGTGACGGAAAATCCGGTCGTTCCAGTTGGTCCGGTCGTTCCGGTTGGTCCAGTTCTTCCTGTAGGGCCGGTGACTCCAGTGGGTCCTGTTGCTCCTCGATCGCCAATAGCTCCTGGAGGACCATCTTCTCCTTGTTCTCCTTTGGGTCCTTGCAATCCAGTCGGTCCAGTGTCACCGGCTGGTCCGGTCGTTCCTGTGCTTCCAGTTGCGCCTGTAGGTCCAGTAAAGATACTCTGTGCTCCGGTTGGTCCTGTTGTTCCAGTTACACCACGAAGACCCGTGCTTCCTGTCGCTCCCGTATTTGCAGCAGAACCGGGCAATCCTGTCGGTCCTGTAGTTCCTGTCCATCCCGTAACTCCTGTGTATCCTGTATTCACAGTCGAACCCGGCGGGCCCGTAATTCCAGTCGGTCCAGTGAATCCAGATGGACCCGTTGGACCTGTGTATATGCTTTGGAGACCTGTTGGTCCCGTTGTTCCTGTCCAGCCCGTTGTTCCTGTCGGTCCGGTAGGTCCTGTGTTCAAAGCAAATCCAGGAGCACCTTGTGGTCCTTGAATACCAATTGGTCCAGTCGGGCCTTGTGGTCCTTCAGGCCCCGCAGGACCAGCAGGACAAGGATTCGAAGGGCAAGTTACAATTCCTCTACCTGGAACGTATGATAATAGCATTCCTTATTCCTTATTGCTACTTGCGTATAACTTTTGGCACGGGTGGTATACTGAGTGATGTAAAATCTGGAAAACCGTTTTTCCATTTTAATTGCTCGATTCTAGAAGGCAAGTCGCGTAGATATTGTCTGTATGTGTTCCATTCATTCAGATTTGCAATTGTGGTTTGACTGTATGGTGTTTCTATCCAATCGGTCTCTGCTAGAAGCTTGTCGCGATGTTCTCGTATGCGTTTCAGTCCGAGATTGCGGAAGTAAATATCCCTTGCTGCAACATATTGTTCCCATGTCGCATTGCATACAAATTTGGTCTGAAATTCTTCCTTGGTTTCTGGGTCCGTTGTCTGATGAACGCCAACCGAGTTGACGCCAATCGTATATAAAATTGCAGCTATATGTAGCATTGTTCTATTTAGTTGAGAGATAATTCATATGAATCTACATCATTTGTATCAAGACTTGCAAAATATGCTACAGAGTTAGTGAAATTTTGAATCACTGATATGTTGCCCGTTTGATTCACATTGTCATACAAAACTAAACTAACCCTTGGCATGAGATAATAATAGTCATCTGTATTTGCAACACCCGACGGGAGATTGTGTGCACCAAGTATCATTGGAACTGCATCGGCTATACCATTGTTTCGCTGTCCATTCAGTAGAAATGCATAAGGAAGGTTCCTCGCGTTGATAAATCCATTCACTTGGAGAGGAAACGCTGAATTTGTCGGCTGATTTGATTGAAATATAGCTACTCCATTGCTTCCCGCAACAATTACATTGCTGTTGTCGGCTAGTGTATTCCACTCTTCACCACTATTGATCATTTGCACTCTAAATTCTCCTGTTCGCACGCGAACTCTATCTGGACCTGCACCTTCAAATATGTCATTTCCTTTGAACAATATAAGTTCCGATTTTTCAGTAGATCCGTAGATACGTTCTGCTATCACCGTATGATTGATGTTCTCGTCTCCACTCGTTCCTCTAAAGCGAATTAAATTGGAAGACGCACTTCCTCCAACCTTTACGTCTCCGTTTACATCCAAAGTAACACTTGCATTAGGACCTCCCTGAATTCCCAACCCAGTAGAGGTCAATCGCATTCGTTCAGTCCCAATTGAGTTGGAAGCAGTTCCTATGTTGAATAACATATTATTGTCCGTGCCAATTACCAATTCTCCATTGTCTATAATTCGCGAGAGACCAACTCCCCAATTGAGACCCGAACCATTGGCAGTGAATGAAATCGTCGATGCAGCGGGTCCTGTGATTGTCGGGGGTGTTATTCCTACACCTACATTTCCACCCGAATCGATGCGCATTCTCTCAATACCTGCAGTGACAAATCCCAATGTATTCGATGCAGGATCATACAGCCCCATCGAGAGATCACCTGAGAATGTATACGATGGAGCAGAACCCGTTCCTCCACCGTTGATGATTCGATTCGAAACAGTCAAGTCAGATCCATTGAAGGTGAGATTGGAGTTTGCGATGAGAACACTGGAGGAAGAACCGGTTGCAGTGAGAACACGGAAATCTGCAGGATTTTGGATTTGGTAACTGACAGGTCCGGTCGGGCCAGTCCAACCCGTCGGTCCAGTGAATATGGTTCCAGTCGGTCCGGTTGTTCCCGTGGTTCCTGTAGGTCCAGTTGTTCCTGTCGTGCCAGTCGGTCCAGTGAACACCGGTCCTGTAGGTCCTGTCCAACCCGTGCTTCCAGTAGTTCCTGTAGTTCCAGTCGGTCCAGTTTCACGCGGTCCAGTTGCTCCTGTAGTTCCAGTAGTGCCAGTTGTGCCCGTAGGTCCAGTTTCACGTGGTCCAGTCGGTCCGGTTGTTCCTGTGGTTCCTGTAGTGCCGGTTGTTCCTGTCGTGCCAGTCGGTCCAGTGAACACGGGTCCAGTCGGTCCTGTTGTTCCGGTGGGTCCTGTTGCTCCGGTCCATCCTGTCACTCCGGTTGGTCCGGTTGTTCCTGTGGTTCCGGTCGTGCCGGTGGGTCCGGTATCTCCTCGACGACCGGTCTGATAGACACGGATGGAAGAAAATGTATACGTTACTGACGGTGTGATGCTGTTACCAATCATGTAGAAGAAATATGGACCAGCTGCAGCAGTGATATTGGAGACATTCTGTCGAACACCATTGATGGAAAAGACAACAAACGAACCATCTACGTAGATGGAAAACACATCGTTGGGTGAGTAGGTTCCCGAACCAGCGCCGCCGCTCATTTGAAATGCATTCGTTCCGCTGACTAGAAAGGAGTAACTATTCCCAAAACCTGCAGTTGCCAGTCCAAACGTAATCTGATCACTACCTGTT